TTGATCCAGGTTCTTCTGACGATCACCAGCATGGCGAATCACCCAGTTCTGATCCAGTTCAATTGCAGTCTTGTAAATTTCTTTGATGATTGGATCAAGGAAGTCCAGGTGTTGAACAGAACCACCGTTAGTAATAATAGAGGTCCAAACCTCTTCGGTGTTCTTACCCATTTCTTCCAGGATTTGCTCAAGGTATTTATTCTTGTTCAAGTGCGAACCGACACGAGTACGAGAGGTAAATGCGTTTGCTTTCCACGGTTCAATAGAAGGTGAAGTATCTACAATCATTGAACTATTTGCATTTGGTGCAATTGCAAGCATATGAGCATTACGGCGACCAGTGCCTTTCATGTCAGGTGCTTCACCACGCTCTTCACCCATACGAAGTGATTCAGCCAGTGCCTGTGCATAGATGTGCTCTGAGACCTCCGTATTTGCCCGTACAGCCTCGTCAGACTCGAACGGTATAGCCATACGCTGCAAATAAGAATGGAAGCCCATTGCACCCAAACCCAAGGAACGTTCTTGAGTTGCCGAGTAACGTGCACGTGCAATATCATCTGGTGCATTGTCAATAAAGAACTGCAATACGTTATCCAGGAAGCGGGTCAGGTCACCAATCATGTTGGTGTCTTTCCACTCATTGTAGTGTTCCAGGTTAACGGAAGACAGACAACATACAGCAGTACGTTCTTCATTGGTAGCCAGATGGATTTCGTTACAGAGGTTCGAACCTTTGATTTCCAGACCCAGTGCCTTCTGTGTTTCAGGAAGTGCACGGTTGGCTGTATCAATAAAGTTCAGGTAAGGTTCGCCGGTACGGTAACGAGTTTCAAGAAGCAGTTCCCACAGCTTACGTGCTGGCATGGTATCACGTACTGAGTCATCAGATGGATCAACCAGGTTCCAGTCTTCATTGTTACGTACAGCTTCCATGAACTTATCAGTCAGGTTAACTGCATGGTGAAGGTTCAGGTTCTTACGGTTAACGTCACCAGTAGGAACACGCATGTTAATGAATTCAATAATATCAGGATGGGAGATATCCATGTATGCTGCATAAGAACCTTTACGGGTACGTCCTTGACGGTACGCAACCATATCAGCATCAACAGTATGGAGGAAAGGCATTGGACCTGGTGCTTTATCGGAAACGGCACGTATATCAGACCAGTGTCCACCAACGCCACCGCCTTTAACGGATAGCCAACGGAGTTCAGAAGTATGATCAATCAAACCTTCAAGGGTATCCGGTACATAAGACAGGAAACAAGAAATAGGTAATGCTTTCGCTTTCTCACCAGGGTTCGGTGCATTGGACAGAACAGGTGAGGAATACATGAACCAGCCTTGAGAAACGTAATCGTAAATACGCTGAGCCAGTTCCAGATCACCAGCAGAGAATGCAACCGCAGCACGGGCAAAAGCCTGCTGAGGTGACTTCTCGCCATCTTTGCAGTAATAATCTTTTAGTAGTTTTTGAGATTGTTCCGAGAGGTTTTCGTCTCGCTTGGTATCGATTTTGATACCCAAATGCTTATTCGACAGACCGAACATTAAGCCATTTCCTCTTCATTAATTTTGTTGGTAGATTATATATACGTACCACAAATTTAAGAGAGAGTAAACAACTTTTTAGTTCGATTCTATTATCTTAATGACTAGCTGGGTTGCCGAATTTGACTTAATCAGTCGGTGATAGTCCATTGCTTTAATATTAAATGTATCACCAACATTTAAATTGAATGGCAGTTCATTATCAAATTGAAACTGCCATCCTTTACCCTTGACGACTTCTACCGTACGATCATTATGATCACGGTGCCAGACTAATTCCTCATCGTCAATATCCGACTGAAATGTACGGATGAAATATTCTTCGCTTTGTTCATCAATATAAGGGTTCATAATATTACCAGAAGAATGAGCCGCCACCGGATAGACCAAGCTGCTTAGCATATCTCGGGAGATTGCAACTCCAATAACCAGCTTTGGTTTTGTCTTTCTTTTCAGCACAGTTGTGACGGTCGGCAAAGTTCTTACGTGCTTCAGGATCACTAATCTTAGCTTTAAGACCTGATGTATCGCCGAATGTAACCTTGATCACATTACCTTTGTCATTCTTAACATAAACATAGAACTTCTTGGGTCCACCACGCTTAGGTGAATTAAGATCTACTTTTTCACCTTTGTATTCAGCCTCATTAATAGACTCATACATCGGACATTCCAAGGCAACCATCTCACCTTCGAACTCAGCAAACTCGCCAATGGAACCTTCCATCAGACCTTTATCGAAGTCGGAAAGATCGTGCATTAGACCATAGTTAAACCACTCACGGCGTTCACGGAAATACTCAAAGTATTTTTCGGAGCCAACACGGTAAATGTTTTTCTCGATCAAAAGTGATTCGGTCTCGTTACACATTTTATTCTTCGCCCATCAATGCATCATGATTGGCAATAGCATACTTATCAGCTTCTTCTTTATTTTTGAAGCGCTTGACCTCTTCACCATCTTTGTCAACAACAATGAAATCGTCGCCGTCTTTAGATACGTGCTTGGTTGGGTCCATTTCTTCTGCAACAGGAGTAGCATCTTTAAGCTTTTTAACACGATCTAGTTCAGCCTGCTTCACCTGAGGAAAAAGCTTAATTGCCGTCTTTTTAATCTTGGCTTTCATCTTGCTCAGCTTCTTTTCAATCTCTTCTTTTTGCTTAAGAGACAATTCACTGTCGCCAGACATTTTAGATGCTAGCTTTTTCTTAAAAATATCACGAGCCTGTTTTTCAGCACGAGACTTAAGTTTGTCTGAAGAAGCCATATGCTTAGCAGCACGAGCTTTTGCTTTTGCGATCTTTTTTGCATTACGCTTCATTGTCTTCGATCTTTGAAGACGCTGTTTCATATCCAATGCTTCATCAAGGTCTTCTTTGACAAACTGTTTAAACTTCTTCAACACTTTTGTCTTCTTTTTCTTAACGAATTTAACACTGGACGTGTCTGGAATAGATGCAGTAGTTGTAGCTTCCATTACTTTAATACCTCACTTGGCGTGATATAAACGGTTTTACCGGTTTTAATGTGTGTACCTTCATAAACATTAATACCATGAATGTCGCCAATTGGATAAGAGTTTTCATGGATTCTAATCTGATCATTCTTTTTAACGATCTCAGTCCATGTCTCAGCATCGATCTTATCACCATGTCTCATACGATATAGACCAGGCGACATTGCACCATCATCTAGTACAAACCAATCTTTTGATTCATTAAGTTCTTCTGTATAATCAATACCCATTGCATCCAGGATTTTATCAATGGAGGCATCGGACAAATTCTTATCTTCCTTAAGGAGTAAGAGAGCTGATGCATAGGATGCAAGTCTAGTTTTACCGCCAGGTACTGTACCGAGCAGTTTCTTTAGATTGAATACGATTCTATGGAAGGGTGTAAACGCAGATCGTTCTTTTGAATTCTCGATCTTTTTCTCTTTGATACGTTTACCATTTTCGTCAATAAGACCCATCTTATAAGCTTCTGTCTTATTGAAAGGGGTAACCAGGAGCTTAATAAAACGGAACGTGTATACTGTATCCGCGCCAATAGACAAAATGCCCATTTTATTAAATCTCCTGAAGTTTATTAAGTACGTGTGTATCTATATTTATACCCGACAAATCATCACCATCAATATAACCAAGTCGGACAAGAAACGCTTTAATTACACCCCAGTACTTGTATTCCAATTTAGCTGCCATTAGCTTAACACCGATTGGAATAGAAAATACATTAAAAAATACAACGAAGTGATTGATCAATAGACGTTCAGATAATTCACCATTAGCATGATATCTATTGATCAATCTTTTAATATATTTGATTCTGTTCAGATCATTATAAAACTCTTCAGTAGAATAACACTGAGGATTTTCATAATGTTGTGCGGCGACGAGGAGAAAGTTCCCCTCGTCAACCTCAATCAAATCGCTTTGCATGTATGTTATTTTCGTCTCTTACCCATTACTGTACTTTTTTGTTTAGGGTGAGGCACATAGGTATTGTCTTTTCTGAGATGTTCACTCTTGTCAATTACACGGTTTACCTTTACCCAGATTTTCATAATTTCTTTCATATTTTTATTCATTTTCTGAAAATCCGGATTTAAATCAATGTCAAGATCGTCAGACATACTTTTTTCTAATCTGGCTGTATCAGGGTTTAACAACCTAGACAATTTATCAAGTCTTTCGGTCATTGAATCAGTGACGCTTTCCCAATTCCACGAGACTTTTCCTTTAGGAACATCGCGCTCGGTCTTGACAATCCCGGCGTCGGTCTTGATCCGGGCTTCGACCATTGCACGACCTTCGTCCATTGCCTTGCTATTTGATTCTTTAACAGAAATCGCGGTTTGAACTGCTTTCTTATATTCATTTTTATCAAAGTAGCCGACTTCTTTATTTTTGTGCATAACTTTGATTCCAGAACCATCATTGATAATATTGGTATTCTTATCAATCATGAATTTATGGAAACCAACATTGTGCTTATTAACTTGGAAATCTACCTTATCGCGCTTGAGTTGACGATTCAGATCGAAAGAAATATCGTCCATTGCACGACCTTCATCCATTGCCTTGCTAACAGCCTTACGACGGTTCTTCAGGTACTTGTCAGAGGAATCAACATCGCCATCGTTGTCAACATCATCGTCTTCTTTGCCAACTGGATCAAGCTTCTTTGATTCTTTCTTAGGCTTAACTCCATAGGTCTTACCTTCGAATACAAAAGTTTCTTCACCAGCTTCAAAAGCTTCACGTGCAGCTTCTACCAGGTCAGCAGATTCTTTCACGTTCATGTCGATGGCATCATCCATCTTGTCCCAAAGATTTTCAATAGCATCGATATGTTTTTTCATTTGAGCAAACTCAGGCTTTACATTATCTGCATCACGGGAAATGCCTTTTTCAAGTTTACTTCCTGGTTTCAGTGATTTGCTCAATAACATAATTGCGTTTCGCGTAGCCTTATAACCAGGATACTGCAATCGCCATGACTTAACATAATCTTCAACCAGTTCAGCAGACTCATCTACACGAAGTGCTTTAAGTTGTTCAGAAACAGTAACATCGCCACGACGAGCAGGAGCCTTGGACTTTACAGGGTTTTCTGCAGCTTTATTGCTAAGAGCCGGCTTAACATCAACGTCCTTACGGAACATGTCATACAGCTTCTTTTCTTTACCACGAGTGCTCAGCTGCTTTTCAAAAGAGTCACGGGTTTCATCATCGCCACCCTGCTTAGCTTGTTTAACAGCTTCGTCAACAGACTCGAACTTCATAAGGTCTCTAGCATCAACATTCATTGTGCCAGTTCCAACTTGAACCTTAACCTTTGAACCATGCATGCCAATAACTTTTCCTGACACAGTTGGTTCAGCCATTGAATCATACTTGCGAGCATTTTTTACGGTTACTGAATCGCCTTTCTTGAATGCTTCATCAAGTTCAACAGACTCGGTGAACTGAGAATAAGCAACAGGAGTCTTTTTGTTCGACATTTTATTAGAAAGATGTACCATATCCTCTTTACGAGTAGCCGTTACAGTAGCACCGGTTTCATCCTTGAATTTAACCGTTTGACCATCTTTAAGGTTTCTAATTTTTTCTTGTTCTTCAGGATGCAACGGGAAGGTATTGGATTTACCATCTTTAACGGTCATCATCAGACCCCAGTTGTACTTCTTTTTCTGAACAACTACAGACTCATCCAGTTCGTCTTCGTCTTTGTCTTCGCAAACACATGGCTCTTCACCACAGTCTTCGCACATTTCTTCCAAGTCGATCTTAGCTTTAGCTTTTTTGTCGGACGATTCATTAAAGGCACTTTGTACCATATCGTGAAAATAATTAGACATTAGAGATTTTCCTTAATTTCTGAAATCAGTTTTGATTTGGATTTACGACGATCGAGTTCGATGTCAAGTTCTTCGCGTGCCCAAGCTTCAAGTTCCAGCTTGGTCATTGCTTCAAAATTAATATCGTCTGCATCTTCGATAATAGAATCGACACTGATTTCTACAGGCTCTTCAATGATATTAAGGGATACAGGCTTTTCTTCAACTTTAGGTTCTTTCTTGGCATAGTATGCTTCAACCACCGAACGAGGAGTGCGACGAGATACCAAAAGTTCATTAGACTCTGGGTCAACCCATCCTTTAGTGGTCAGTCGAGCATTCTTACACCAGCGTGGTGGTTTCAACATTTAATCATACCTTATAAAATTAGTTTATTATGGATATATTTATACGTCTTCGTCATCAGACTCTTTAAAGACATATACCTTGTACAGTTCTTCAATACGAGCCTGAAGTTTAACGATTTCCTCACGCAATGCTCTGTTCTCTTCACGGAGACCCTCGAGTTCTTTTTGCATACGTGTATAGGTACTATCATACTCGGTGATAGTCATATTTCTTACACGCATCCAAATAAAGACCACAGCAACAAAGATACCGAACGAACCAGCAATCAGTGAGGTGTTGGAATCGGTGATAGCTTTGATGATCGCAATTACTTCGCCCATCGGAAACTCCTAGCGATAAACCCTGTCCACATGCTAAGTGCCATGATGAATGCCATAACGGAGGCAATAGAATCGCCTGAATCAAACAAAGAAAGCATCAAATATACCCAGAATAGACCTGAGGCAAATGATAACCAAATACGCAATGTTGAATTGCTTGAGATATAAAGTACACAAAATAAATGTACAATGCCAAGAGAAATTAATTCAAACCGCCAAATAATAGGAAGTTGGAACTCTAACATATTCAGGGGCATGCCCACTTGATCGATAAAGATACCAATCAACAGACATGCCCCTGCACTTGCTATTTCGGCTGACGATGTATTAAACGACAAAATTCTTTTTGCCGACTCTGTTACAAACTTTAATAATCGTTCACCAATCATAGGATAAACCTTTATTTAAAACGAGTACTGATAATGAACGAAGACATTACCAATGTATTGAAAATAGTCCAGATATTATCCGCCAACGATTTAAACCATTTTTCATCGTTCAAGTGAGCGGTAATCCAACCTCCTTGAGCGATAATCAACAGAACGGAGCAGATAACTGCTAGACCATAAAAAGTTTTATTTTCTTTTTTACCAACAACCATACCGCATAGTATAAAGGCTATAACAGCCAATGTTACTGGAATCATTTCCAGCATAAACCAAATGTTGTCATTTAGATCAACAAAGAACCACTGGCTCACAGTCAGATTATTCATATTATTCTATATCCTTATTTTAGAAGTATATAAAAATAATATAAAAATATAGGGATCGCGTCTTTACAATTTCCCCACGTTTCTATTTATCTAAATGGACATCTTTCTGACATATTTTAATAATTCAGTGTACTTATGATATATTTATCTCAGAACTGATTTTAACCGCCGAATTCGTGACCAGCAACGCGTTTCATTTGCTTAGTGAATTCTTCATAAGAAGGCTTTTCTTTATAAAGCTTAATGGTAACCTCTGGACGATCTTTACCTTTGATTCTCCAGTTGTAACCTTTTTCTTTATGTTCTGGTTTGGTTGTCTTAACAACACGACGCTTATAACCAGCTTCCCATGATTCTGGTTTACTGCCTGGACCTTCATTAATGGATTCAGAACGTACCTTGGCAGCAAGGTCTTTATCAGCCTTGCCCCAAGTGCCAGACGATTTAGTTACAAAAGAATTGACACGAGCCAAACCCCATTGCTCTGGTGTTGTGCCTGGACGATGACCAGTACGCCAAGCAGCAACACCTCTATCATACACCTTCTTAAGAATAGAATAAGGCATACCAGACTTTTCTGCCTTGTTCTTCACAGCTTTATTCTCACCGAACATTTGCTTAAACTTTTTGGTATGCTTAGAAGGCTTGGTCTTTGCCGTCTTATCACCAGGTGCAGGCTTGTATGCCTCAGGGTCATCATCATCCATCTTCGCCTGCTTCTTAAACTGAGTAGCACGTTTCTGGTTGGTTGACTTAGATAGACCTGTACCGTAAGTCTTAGCCAATTCTTCAGTGAATTGAATAAAGCTTTTCATTACTCGACCTCGTCCAATTTATCTTTGATTGCTTTAATGATTTTCTTGTGAGTACCAGACAACTTACGATTCTTTTCGAGACGTGCCAGGATTCCCATGGTTTCTTTTTTATACTTTTGACGCCATTCGGGAGTTTTAGCCGTAGCAATATCCTGTACATTATCAAGACGGTCAGCAAGCTTTACCACCAATGCATAACTTGACATGGTTTCCATTTTGCGAGACAGGTATTCTTTTTTACCAATCTTTTCAATTGCATCTTTGTCGCTAGTCAATTCTTTAACCAAACCGGCAACCAGGCCACCGAACATCTTTTCGAGGTCTTCGTGTGTAGTGTCAGTATCCTCAATAGTATCATGTAGGAATGCGGCACTAATCAATGCATCAAGGTTGTGAGACTTCTTAAAGTTTTTTACATAATCGGCAACACGCTCAGGATGCTTAATGTACTCAGAGCCATCTGAACGAAACTGGCCTTTGTGGGCCTTAGTAGCATAAGCCAAAGCCTTCGAAGCATCTTCGTTGAGAAGCGTAATCTCTTCCCGGAATTGGTTAAAGCTTTTCATTTATTTTACCTTATCGAATCTAAGTTTTACATTGTCGATTGAGGAATTTCCATCAATTCTAAACCACCTGTCTTTTCTTTTATCATAGCCGTAGTAATACCTTACTCCGTCAAATGCCACAAGCTGACCTTTGTCTAAATGCACCTTAGACGGCTTAGAGTTTCCTGTGCCAAATTGTTTAATATTTGGTAGAACCGTCCCGTTATAACCAGCTATAGTCATTTCGGGCTTTGGGTCAACAGCCAATTCAATATATCTCTTAATAGTGGATGCTGTAAATCCGCTGCTTTCTTTTGCTTTTTTGACGCTTGCGTTGGAAAACTTGGAACGATCATAACCTTTGAGCCAAGAAACTAACTGGTCAGCTTTAAACTGATCTTTTCTCAAAGGCTCGGCACCAAGGCCAGATTTCTCTTTTTTATTTTCTTCGTTGAGAGGCGTAATCTCTTCACGGAATTGGTTAAAGCTTTTCATTTATTTGTACTCCACCGATGGGCCAGTTGATTTAAAGGGTTGGATCATACCAAGGAACATCGAACTTGGTATTAGTCAGCGTGTAAACAGTTTCCGTACCAACTTTCTTTTTCTTCATATCTTTGAAACCCAGACGGCGACCCTTGCGCTTAATAATAGCTTCAAGGAGTTTAGCTTGGCTACCTGTTTGAGTATAAAAGGAAATAGTCCGAATAAATTTACCTTCGTGACTTTTTACAATTATTTCAAATGCGTGAAGAACACTGGCGAAAACACGCTGAGGCTCTACATAGTCAGCCCAATCAGATGGTTTTGTTCTACCATCTACAGTAAATTCTAGTGCAAAATCGAATTGACCTTCATCCTGATATAGTTCAACTTTGACAGAACTGGAAGAAAACCGGTCGGTTGCAAATATAACTTCTGCTGTACCGTTATGTTCTAGGTCGATATCTCTATGTGAAATGACAAAAGGCTGATCCAAAGATTCAGTCAATGATTCACGGAATTGGTTAAAGTTTTTCATTTATTTGTACTCCACCGATGGGCTAGTTGATTTAAAGTCTTTCTTGCGCATAATCGTTTTCATCACAACTTCAAAGTCGCCCAAAGGCTTACGCTTGATTACCGCAGGAATATTGATTTGCGTGGTTACATCTTTAAGAACTGCTTGCAAATCATTAACAGTCTTAATTTTGTTACCTTTAGCCTTATGAATCTTCTTAAAGAATTTCTGAAGTTCGGCGATCTTAATATCAGGTGTATTACGATCATCATTCACTCGGTCAAAGAAGTGTTTGGTAAATTCAATATCAATATCGAACTTGCCCAAAAGCTTATCAGCGAACTTCTCGAGTTCGTCTAGTTGTTTCTTGGAGATTTCTTCCTGAACATGTTCTAGGTTATTCAACCAAACACGTTTAGCAGGATTCTTATTGGTTTCAACAATAACATAATTGGAACAAAGGCGCTTAATTGTTGCAGGCTCTTGTGTGGATTTAACCATCACTGCCTGACCTTCTTCAAAGAGTTCACCACGTACATAAGCTTCACGTGTTTCACTCACTGGATTAAATAGTGGCTGATCAACTTCTTCTTGTAGACCCATGCCATTACGTACGGCATTAAAGAGTTCTTTTGCGCCAGAGAAGTTGGAAGATAGAGCTTTGGAAAAGGAATCAAAGTCATTATCAGATGCCGCGGCCCGCATCTTGGAAGCAGACATACCGGTCACATCATCGGAATCAGGATCACGGTCACCAGCAGATACTACTTCAATACCGCCTTCAAAGTTATAGAAACCGTGTCTTGCCTTTTGACCATTGTACTTATTGATCAAAGTCTTGAACTCGTTAACACGATCTTGGCCAACAACAATAACTACTTTTTTGTAACCCTTGTCGTACATGCTGACAACAACATCAAACATGTTCTTAATAGACTTGTCAAGGATAATGGAACGGGCATGCTTTGGAAACATCTTACGCATGAACTTAATTTTTTGTTCATACGATAATGGATTCTTTTTTGGATCAGTAGATACCGATGCAAAAATAAAATATTTGCCATTACGTGTCTTTGAAACACTGGCAAGTTTATCCATCAATTTTTCGTGACCTGCTGTCGGTGGATTAAACCGACCAAATGTCACAATGGCAGTATCGACATTCTCTTTAATGAACGTCTTAAAAGATTTGATTTCCATGGCCTAGCTAATATGCCCCTTGAGAAATAAGTTCCATTAGATATAAAAGATTCGTATATATTTATACTAAACCCGTTGCCACCCTTTTATCACTTCATCACTGAAATTGTTATAGCTAAATGTCATTCGATCAACCAGCTTGAGTGCATTACCACCAATCCGGTCAATAGCAACAAAGCCCTCTGAACCAGTTACCTCATAACCATTTTGCTTCTTAACAAAAGTATTGATGTTATTCAATTTGTTAAGTGTTGAGATGATGATCAGCTTGGCCGAAACAATGGTCATCTGAAGCTCGAACATATTAATCAATGACTGACGGTTTTCTTTAGAGAAAAAAGATAGAACCGTATCGCGCTTATCAGCTTGTGACTTTTTACCTTTTTCGGTTTTGCGCTTATCAATCTCTTTTTGGTAACGATCTTCAATCCATTTGATCAGACCATCAACATGCTTCTTTGGATCGGTAATTGTTGTCCTAGAACGAACAAGGGTATTACCATAGGTCTCGATCGTCTGAGCCAGGGCCCGATCATTTTCAAGTGTACGAAGAGTCGTGCTAGAGATTTTGTTGAATAGTTTGCCGGCCTTAGACAAATGTGCATTCACTTCCTTAGTAGCATCAGCGGTCATTGTGGCCTTGCCAGAAAGGTCTTGAAGGTTAGCATCCTGTGACCAGACAGACTTTACTTTGTTGAATGAATTGATGTCTACTTCATAGCTAGCACGCAATGACTCAAAGCTAGAACCTGCATAGGAAGTGTGCCAAACAACACCGATCTTTGCCTGCTTGATTTCCTTTGAAGCCTCGGTACCATCTTCAACAGCATATACGATTGTATTAGGGTGGAAGCTAATGTACTTCTTACCATCGTGGCTCATGGTCTTCAGGTCATCACGTGTAAACATAATGTCACCTTGGACCACACCAGTGATACCAAGCTTCTTGAATTCAGTATAAGCTACTTTAAGCTTATTGGCCAAATCCTGGTTAGGAATATGTGCATCAATATCAGCATGTGACTTGTAAACCTCAGGGTTCTTATTGAAGATACCCTTCTTGGCAACAAAGAACTCACCATCATTCGGATCAATACCAGCAAAGACAGCAGGTGCACCATCCCATTTAACCGTAACATCACGACCAGTCTTAGAGGAACCGGCCAACATATCACGCATAGAACGAAGGGCATTGATTGCCTCACGTGCACCACTAACGCCACCATAAATGACAGCATCTTCGAGATGTTGCATATGTACATTCTTTTGTTCAGCAATGTATTGCTTAAAGGTTTTCATTTGACTACCTAGATAAATTGTGTATTTCTATATACTACACAATATCAAGATTCATGTAAACAATTATTTTATTTAAAGTATCCACCGTCAAACCGTGTTTTAAAGACAGCATCTTTACCAGAACCACCCAGCTTCTTCAGGTACTGAGTACCTTTCTTAATTGCTTCGCGATCACCCGTCTCAGAAGGCAGCTTTTCCATCTCGCGCGTATCATAAGTGAAGATAACCTCACCGGTCTTTTTGTCACGTGATACTAGCAACTCATTATTCTTATGAGTTACGATCTTGATCAACTTATGGCCACGCGGAATAAGGCTGACGAATTCATTAAATTGTTTCATTTCTTTACCATGTAACCTAAGATGAATTTTGGATCAACTACTTTTGGAAATCTGAGTTCAGTCATTGCATAATACTCTTGGTCAGAACCTTTCCAAGATTCGTATTCAGATTTATCTGTAAGTCTTGCACGAGTATCATCGATGTTTCCACGGAATTCTTTTTCCATGTTCTTTTTAATAAAGCTCATCGGCATCTTGATTACAAGAACAACTCGTTCACTAGCTGGAATATGAACTGCCTTTGATCCTGCTGCACGAAAAGCCGTTTCACCACCCATTGATGCATAGCCAAATGCCGTGTTTGGTTCAAGAGCCAATGATACCCAGTTGGCCGTTGGTCCTTTGGTCGGTGCTTTTAGCCCACTGTCAAGAATCGTGGAAAGACGTGAATGATGTGTACCATGATAGAACAAAACGGTATTGCGATCAGCCCACCAACCAATATTAGGCGAACCTTTCCATGCAAACTTTTTCTTATCAGGGAATTGTTTACGGGCTTGTGCAATCGATTCATCACGAGTCGATTCGATCAAATAGTTTTTAAAATTTAACATATTACTTTCTAGCTCTGTCTAGTTTACGAACATCTTTAACTTTACGCTTTGCCAAATTGGAAATACGGCCTTTAACTCGATCCAGTCTTTTCTCTACACTCTTACGCTGAGACAGACTCATATCAGACTTGGACTTACCACCGGAAAACTTTTTTGCCATCTGTGCACGTGCAGAACGTTGAGCTCTTTTCTTCAGAGTATCAGTTGTTGCCGTACGTCTCATGGACTTCTTACGTGCGATTTTAAGACGGTTCTTCATGCGCTTCATTGTCCGTGCTTTTTGTCGACGATCAGCAGCAGACAGAGCCTCGTCCATATACTCATTAAATTTTAACATTATGGTATATTCCAGCTGTGTATTAATTAGAATTCTAATATATTTATACACATACAAAAATAAAGGGGACCGAAGTCCCCTGATCTTACTTAATGCTAATGTACATATCCGTTTTGTTTTTACCTTGGAAAGAAGCAATAGGCGCTTTATCAAATTGCTTCTTCTTATGATAAAACCGGCCTACATCAGCAAGTAGGCTATTGGCAAAGGCATACATCTTATGGTCAGACGTGATAAATGTGTTCATGCTTAGAGGTCCTTATCAGATTCAAAATAGTCAGCCCAAAATACTGCTGCTGCAGCACGACGGCCTTCAGGCTTATACAAAGAAGCATGGAAGTCCATACCATAACGATCAGCAACATAGTTGGCAATACGCCAGTTCACATCGTTTTCGAGTTGACCCATACGGTCTTCATAGATGATTTGATCAGTCATTGTTATTTTCCTTTACTCAAAACACTACCCAATGCAACAACAAAGGCAATAATAAAGATAAGACCCACACCAATCAAGAACGAAATCCAAAGCGGGGAAAACACCCACAACCAAGACCAGTCTGCCACCGCAGTAATTCCCGCAAATTTGAGAACAACGAATACGAATGTTAGACCAAAGGTAAAGAGGCCAAGAAATGGAAAGTTGTTAGACTTGTTAGACATTGTTAAACTCCTACATTATAAAGTGTGTAACCAATCGCAAAGAATGCGATGAAGGTGGCAAAGTAGATATAGAACTGAGTATCTTTCTTCATTTGATCAATTCCATTTGTTAAAGAAAGTCCGAGACTCGTTCTAGTTCACCATTGGTGGTGCTACCGTAAGTATCTTCGGCATAGAACCAAACATCAAACTTAGGATCGTAAACATAAAGGTATTCACGATCAGAGTTTTTGAAGAATTCTTTGATACCCTCAGGAGTATCTTCGATTTCTTCTGGCTCCCACTGAGTGAGTGCATCAACGTTGCGCTCGTCAGTCGCAGTTTCTTCAACAGTTTCTCGCAGAGAAGAGAAAGAGCCAAGGGCAACCAGGTCAAGAATGTCTTCAACATCTTGGTAGTGGTCAACCAACATTTGACCGTTGTACG